CTTCCAGGCACACTACGCAACTACAACGTCTTGGAACAAATTCTGTCACCTCCTCCGGAGAAAGCATTTCTTGGAGAGGCTCCCCGTGTTAATCAATGGGGATGATATCCTTAGTAGGTCAGCCGAACAGGAATATAGAATTTGGTGCCGACAAGTGGAAACTGTCGGATGGACTCTGAGTGTTGGTAAGTCTTACCTTCACCGGCTTGTCGCTGTGATTAATTCACAGACCTTCATTTTAACGGGTGAGGGTTGGAAGCACATTGTTACTCACAATGCTGGACTTCTCGGCGTGGCCGGCCAGGCACGTAGCAGTGCTTGGCTAGGAGAGAGAACTCCGGTGGACTCGATAGGTGATCTCGCTACGCAGTATTTGCGTGGTGTTCGTGATCCTCAGATGGGGGCTTCGGTCTTCGTACGAGCTCATCAGAAAACTCTTAGACAGACAGGGCGGCCTCTCTTCCTTGCGAGGAAGTTGGGCGGATTGGGGGCACGCTTCCCCAGTCTGAAGAACTTTGAAAGATGGGAGCAACCGGCCTGGGTGGGCCGGTATGCAAGGACCGTCTTGAATGAGAAATTTGAGTTCTCTAGTTCTTCTAAGTCAGTACGCGATGCGGAAAGATTCACACGGGCCTCTGTCGAGAACATGCTCGGTGTGCCGCTGGTGAAGGGTGAGAACCCGGACCCAATCGTCGAAAAATGCATCGGCGAGATTCGCGGAACAGTCGGCCGGAGGTCAGTTGCCACTGCAAAGTGGGGGAAGTCCAATGACAGGAGTGTCACGGATCACCTTAAACAACTCTCGGCGCGCCGGCGGTCTTTACCTCTGTCTGCTCAGTCCATGTGGGATAGACCTGACACGGTCTCCTACCTCAATCGAACAACCGGTGGAGTAAAGTACGCAAAGACACGTACTGGGCTCCAGGTGCTCCCGGCACGCGTGCAGAATGCGCGTTTCGTCACTGCTGGGTTTAAAGGCGCTTCTCATGTTCGATTTTCCGACGAGGGAACCCCTCAGAAAGTTACCGTAAAACGTTTCGGACTGGAGGCGGAACTCGTCTACCCCACAGATGACGGTGGGGATCATGGTCCCGACCTAACTCCCGCCCTGACGCCGTTCGCGGCACGTCCGACCTTTGGCTTGGAAGGACGAGGGAAACGGCGAGAGGTTCGTGGAGGATTTCATTTGACTCCAGTCCAGGGTTCTGAATAGACCCATGCGACTCCTGGTGGTACCCATAAGATTCCGAAGTGCAGAAAAATTTATGAGTTCACTTCCCCGATCAGGGCAGGGGGGATAGTCTAAGGTCTGCCTTGAGCAGCCGAAGGAAAAGTCCTTTGTTGCGGGGGGCCCATGGGTCAATCGCAGAGAAGTTGGCGGTCTGAGGCAAAAGCGATGTAATCGCAGTGTAAGAACTGCAAACCTATATTAGGTGTTCGTGAGTCCTACCCTTGTCTGACATGGGGGCGCGTGCGAGAGTGCAATCCCTTATGCCTGCGGCTAGCTTTGTGCGTACCGCTAAGTCCTCGTTGCCGGGGATCTGGCCTGACAAGCAAGTACTACAGATCGTTTTCATCAGACGCTTTTGGTTCTGGGGGGGCGTGCGCGAGAGCAATACGTACCCATCCTGTCGTAAATCAGAGTATAAGGAACCCAACGGTCACGCCCGAAAGGGGTGATAGCACATTCGTCCAGAGTGTGAACGAAGGCAATACCACCCGAGACGTGGACACACGGAGCACCTGTAATGGGTGGC